TTCTTAAATACTCACTACTCAAATACTCACATACTCACTACCCAAACACTCACTTTTTCACTTTCACCAAAAAAACGGGAACCGGTATTTTTTTTCTCATTTCAATTTCCATTTCCTGTTCTTTTTTATAAAACTCCGCTGCCGCTTCCAGATAGAGAAAAAAATCATCAACATCGAGGTTTAAAATCGCACCATGACCCCAACCGGTGTGGCGTGCTAAAAACACCACATCGGCGGGGGTGATTATACGTTTTTTTCATCGTCCTCCTCCTCCTCTTTATCAACAACATTCTCGCAGATGATTTTGAACTCGTCGTCGTTGAAACAATCCGTCAAATCCTCGTAGCAGATAGGTTTAAACTCCTTTTCGTCCGGCAGCCGCACCCGCAATTTTGCCGCAATGAGCCGTCCACCTGCCTCCTCTTTGCTCATTTTGTCCTTTTTTTGCAGCATGGCGCCTGCTTTGACGTTGACCACCTGAAACGCCGTCCCATCCGGCAGTTCAAACTCTTTTTTTACCGTCAATGACGGTTTTCTATTCAGTCGTTCCATATAAAAATAGGTATTAAATTTTTAAATCGTTAAATTCCCAAGTTTGCCCGACGTTCTGCAAGCATATCTTCTCCGTTGATTTTGAAGATATTAGAGATAACGTCAATTTCAATAATTTCCTCCCCGTCAATTTCCAACTTGTAGTAATTGACCGCGAGGACGCTTTCTGTTTCGACGTCCGTTTTTGATGCAAAGGTGCCGCCCTGATGTTGTTTCCCTGTGCCGCGCATAAAGATTACGATTGGTTGTTCTTCGACCAATCCGCCATTCTCGTAGATGGCTTTGGATGACCGCACCATAATTTCGACCGCCTGAAACGGGTCGGACATATCCATTTGCGCGTCATTGTCCAGGTAAGTCCATTTGAACGTCGCTTCCATTGCCTCGATGCCGTTAAAAAGCGGCAATGTACCAATCATTCCGAGTGCGGTGTAGTCGTTCATCATATAATTGACTTGTGGGCAAGTGATTTCCGAAGCCTGCCCATGCTTCGACACGTTGTTAATGTAAACATTAGCATCGAATACTTTTTGAATTGTTAGTGCCATTACGAAATTGAATTTAAAGCGTTATAATCAAATGAATACTCAAAGGTAAACTGCTGCAACGGTGGTGGCGGCATGATGGAGTTAGAGAACGTCAAATGTCCTTTTGCCGTCTCCTCTTTCGGATTTTTCAGTGGGTCATAGACGCATTTACCGTCTATCAAGATACCACGCATGATAAGGTTATTAAAATAACCGTTTACCGTGTTACGTATCAAGTCCACGACTACCTGTAAGTACGGTTGTCCGAGAAACTGCACGACAGCCCCGTCGATAGCCCTTTTGATGATAGACCGCACGCGGCGGACGCACTCAAAAGCCTCCACGTCGGTATTACCCGGAAACCCTGTTGAGTAGTTACCCCATGCACGCATACCCCGTCCGAACATCGGAACGGCGGTCGTGATACCCACAGCGTTCAACATATTCACATCGCACGACCGGTCTCCGAGACCAAACGTCAAGTCAACGTCCAGCCCCTCAACGCCATACAAACGCTGATTAGACGTTGACCAATGCCAACCCAACTCCATGTCTATCTTTGCCCGTAAACCTGCCATATAAGCCGACATCGGCGCGGTGATAAACTGTTCCTCTCCCGGCGTCTCGTCTTCGCTTACAAATGCCGGATTTGCTACAAGAAAATGAGGAAAATACAACATTTGCCCCTCGTCGAGGTTCGCCATGCTACCGCCGACGCCGCGACTTTCAATCGCCTCGTCGAAAGTCCAACCATCGGGACTGTCAATGTAAGCCATCGCCTCTGTTTTGTTACAGATTGCCTGCAACTCGTTTTTAACCAACGACAAAGACGAAAAGTGCGGCGCAATGAAAATCATCGCCTCAAACCCATACTTCGACTTTGCCACTTCAAACAGTTTCAGACCCGTCCGCGTCCCCGTTACCGATACCTCTCCGACAATGTCAGCCGGAACTACTACTGTGGTGTCGGTAGCAAATGCAACAACGAGTACTATTGTACTCCCGTTTGCGCTTTGTTGTTGGCGGATAGCCTTTAACGCTTCGGGGATTGTCCCCTGTTTTCCGAAAAGCGCATCATCTTTTTCGCTTTTGCAAAGATACAATTTATTGATTTCCCACCCGTTAGGGTCTCCAAAATCAAAATTGGTATTCTCGTCCGCCGTCCCTATAAGCCCGATGACCGCCGTCGCCACGTCGTTGACGGGTACGGTATCGGACTTCAAGTTAATGTGTTCTATTCCATGTAAGAATGACATAATTGCTATTTTTTAATTGTTAATACTAATTGCCTGCCGGTATTTCTTCCGGCTCCGGTTCTGGCACCGGTGTCGGTGTCGGTGTCGGTGTCGGCTTTTCCGTTGTCTGTTTTTTCTGTTTTTCCGACGTTGGTGTCGGCGTCGGCGGTTTCGGCGGTTTCGGTTCTTTTCCAACCTCTTTAATCCGTTTACGTTCCACCAACGCCCGTGTGGTGATGTTATTTTCGTCCAATTCGACAACATCGCCCTTTGCCAGCACGTGTTCCTGTTTTCCGACTGCAAACACAACTCTGTTTGCTATTACATTATATTTTTTCATAAATTTTTATATTATTATATTAGTGATTTTTTTTATCGGTACATGTTCTTCTGCCTCCTCACGCATGACCCTCACACGTGGGAAACCAAACTTTAAGACATATTGCCAATTATTTTGCACCCCGTCCACGTACCCAAACGAGTGCAATTTAATTTTACGTGTTGCGTCGGGCAACTGCCATTTCAGCAGCCGTTCAATGACTTCATCTGCGACCTCAAAGACGCCGCCTTTGGATGTCCGTGTTCTGGCTGTGATATAGACCTCAAAATTCAGCGCCTCGTCTTCTGCGAAGTCGCCCAAGTTTGGGGTATCGTCGAATGTGCTACCTGTAAAAATGACATACACAAGTGGTCGCGGCTGCACGGTATTCAGGGTGGATGTGAGTGGAAGTGGAGCCACGTTCCATTCCGTATTTTCCAACCGTGCCACGATTAATTCTTCATATTCTCCGTAACCTTTCATGCTAATTGTAATTTTGCCACATAAACATCACCATCCGAGTTTGTTTCGACGCCGGAAACGAAATACCGCCCATCCCTGATAAGCAGATACTCCGCCGACCCCGCGTCGTTCAATTCTTTAAGTCCGACGAAAGTGTCCTTATACCACTCCGCCGTTGGCGTGTTCGGGGTGTATTCGTAGTTGTCCGTATCGCCGATATTCATCGGCTTTGTCGGATATTTAAACAAAATACGCCCCGAAACGTCGCCGTCTGCGGACGATTGCCAAACAGCAGCCTCCCCCATAGTGTCAAGCACACGGGAGAACGCCACCTTTTTCAACTCGTCGAATTTTGGGAACATGAACAAAAATTTTAACCCATTAATTTAACAGGTACAACGCCGCCCACAACGCCATCTTCCCAAGCGTAGCCCAAGAAAACGCCCTCGTCGTCAAGAGAAACCTCTTTTGCTGCGACGTCGTAATAAACCTTTTTCCCTTGTGGAACATTGCCCACCGACGCCGGGAGTGGAACGTCATAGACGCCCTCCACCGCCACCGCCACCGGCGAACCCACTGTGCCGTCCGTGATTGCCACGCCGACGACATCTTCGACCGCGACCAAGTCGCCGCTTTTGATGTTGTCGCCTGCCTGTACTGTGTAATGAAGGACTTGTCCTTCCTGTACTTTATTTGCTGCCATAATATTAAATTTTTAAATTATTAAATCTTTAAATTAATGATTAAGCCCCTGCCATTTTCACCATGCCGCGAAAGTCAACAGCCTGCACTCCAAATTCGGAGCGTACAGCGTACTTCATGGCGTCGGTTTTGAAGTCATCTTCGGAGTTCACCCGCAGCCCGTCGTTGCCGTCTAAATAGGCATAATACAGCCCATCTATATCGGCGGGGTCGGCGAACATATACCATGCTTTTGGGTCGGTCAGTCTGCGTTCCACAATCAACTCAAAGGCTCCGGAGAACACATTTACGTCTGTGGTGTTGGATGCCTGAATAGCGGTAAGCAATTTTTTTGCTGCCACTTCCAAATGTACCGGAACAATAATAATCGTCGGCGTTGCCGCGATGAACTGACCGGCGAGGTCTTTTTGCGTTCTGAATTTCAGCAGCGCGTTAGTAAGCCCGTCTTCGGACAATGCCGAACTCGCGCCCGAAACGAAGTTGTTGTGGTCGGAATGGAACAACGCCTTACCGTCATCCATCACGGTATTTTTCGTAACCAGCCCCCAAACCTCGTCGCCTCTTGTTCTGTCCCAATCGCGGACGAACTTTGTCGGAATAGCCGACAGCGCATCGAGGTCGTCATTGATAAACGCCTCGCGGGTAAAGAGAATACCCTGCGCCCATTTCACTACCCCGATAGTCTGTTTTGCCTCCACCATCTTGGTATATTTGATTTCGCCGCCCTCCGGCGTGATGTGCATACCATTAGCGGTGTCGAACTGATACAGATTTTTCTTTCGGAAGTCCGTTACCGTTGTTTGTCGGGCAATGTCGCTCCACCGTTCCTTTGCGTATTTGTAGTCAGCCCTCAACGCCTTGTTGATACTGCCTTCAAATAACAGCGGGAAGTCGCTCGTGCTGTGAGCGCGACCGAACACCATGTCCGCAATTTCGCTTTTGTTCTTACCGTTAACGCCGATACCGCGTTCCCGTAGCAACTCCTTACCGATTTCCACAAGGGTCATCCCCCTGAAATAGTTGCCTTTTTCCGCCGTGAACACGTGTGGAATGGCGCGGCTCAAAATAGCCTCTTGTGCCGCCTCGCGTTTCTTTTCGATACCCTCTTTGCCCACTGAAACGTGGTTGCCGTTCACGCTTTTCTGACCGGATACCGCTTTTTCGATGATAGCATGACGGCACTCATCCAACGCCCTGTTCGACGTATAAAGTTCGATAGCATACGCGTCTTGCAGCCCTGCCGCCCGTGAGGACAGCAATATAGCATTCAGGCGCTTCTTTTCCTGCTCTGACGCCGCCGCATGTATTGCGGCAACGTTTGGCTTTGTGCCTGCGTTGCTACGCACAGGCGGGNTTTCTTCTTCGGTGGTAGCCGGAGGCGGGGCGTTGCCTGCCGGTGGCTCCTCCGTTGCGG